CCCCTTTTCTGCTATATAAATAGCTTGATACACGCCCCGAAACTTATCCAATAGGTTCCTTTTACTGTTTCCTTAGGAAACGACCACAAACTAATTTCCATTCAATAACTATCCTGCGCATAGTTTGTGTTTCGGTCAACGTGTATCAAGCTACATACAGTAGCGTTGATTATACCCTCTTAAAACAGGACTGACCTGTTTTAGAACTCTGATATTATTATTCCCTCACTGCCCTCAATCTCTATAACGATTGTGTGGTCTTGTAGGTCTTCTAGTGTCTTGATGTCATCGTTTCCAACTTCCTGTAAACATTCGTCAAGATTTTCGTATTCTGTAAACTGAACGCATATTGCTATTACGTCCATTTCAAACGGTTCGTATCCGTCTGAATAATCTTCAAAATAATCATATAAAGCGTTTAGTCCGTTATATGAGAAGTCTTTATGTCTTCCCATACTTGCGAACTCACTTCTAAAATCATAAGCATTAATAGTTTTTATTATCATCGTATCCCCTTTTCTTAGTTTATTGAGTGTTCTACAACATTCTATCCTGTTTTAAGGGGGCATTGTTTTGGAATGTTAGGTCGGTTCTTATTACAGTTCCGTTCTTATTAGCGTTCTTTCAGCTTTAATTACCCTAGTTTGCTTTGCTCATCGTTCTAGCAGGATTGTATTAAGTGGTCAGGTTGTTTCAGATTTAACCGTTTCTACTGACCTCTCTAGATTATCGGGCTTATTTACGTTTTTGCCTGACTTGTACTTCACAAGTTCTAGATTATCCACCTGTTGAGTGTTTCGTTCCTCTTGGGCTTTGCCTAACTATTCATTTGTCCTGTTTACTTGGAGTTTTCTCTCTTGTTTATATAGTCTTAAGTTATCAAGTAAAACTTTTTCGTTTACTGTTTTTAACTTATATAAATATACTAGCAGGTTTTAAATATTTGTCAAGTTTATTTTACTTTTTTTTTTCATACCATAAATGGTGGGCTATCTTTAAATATGGTGGGGTGTCCTTGTCAATTTAACCTTAAAGGGTATCAGAACTACTACATCTTGTACCACTACATATGGTATATGTTTCATACCTACACACAATATCTTGTACCTACTATATATGGTATAGAACATATGTTCTAAAACCACCATATGTCAATATGTGTGGGGTACTCTCTATATTGTTAGACATCAGTATTTAAATAGAACATAATGTAAAAGCTAGTAAAGGTAGTGAGGTAAATTAAACAATAAGTTATACAATGTATTAATCAATTTTGTAGATAATCTTTGTTGACTGTGAGCAAACAGTAGGTGATGAATCACAGTAATATTGATTATTATTTATATGTTTGAGTGTGTTCTTACACTCTGTACATTTCATAGTTTAATTTTAGTATAAGGTGGGGCTTTTGGGTATAACGGGCTATTAAGTGGGGTAGGCTTTAAAACTTTAACTTAAGTTGTCCTTGAGTACCAGGTTTGTGTTCCTACTGTATCGTATTACCGATTCCTGGCTTTCTGACTCCCGATGCCACCTTTACTTGTAACAACTGTGTAAAAAGTTTATTTATACTTTGCATAGTATCAGATAAATAATATAATGCAAGTACCTGGAAAATCCAGGTAATCATATGAGGATATGATTCAATTTTATGAAAGAAAGAAAACGATTCATCTTAAAAAAGTAAACAAAGTTATGTGGTGTAACAGTGTAATTGATGGAATGTTTTTGTGGATTTCATATTTTTCATTACAGTAAATGGACAGACTGTACGATACAAAGCCCTGCAGCAATGTGGGGTTTTGTCTATTGACAAAGTATTTATATCTGGTATGATGATTATGTCTAAGCATATATTCCTTCAGGAATTATTCATTTGGACTCCCTGTTTATTACCCTGGCTTGTCTAGGGTATGGTATAGTATTTTTATGAAAGATATACCAGTAGTTGATTGTGACCAGTGTTGGAACCCTTACTGGGAAGACCAGCTCATTGATGGCTTATGTCCTACTTGCACTGTAGATATAGTTATAGAATAAAAAAATTTTTTTTACCCCAATGGTTCTTGTAAACCACCTGGTGCTTGGCGACCTTTTATTCTTGGATAAGTTCTAGGTTTGTGTTTGTTACAGTATTTGAATTTATTATATTTAGAAATAATTGTGTCACATTCTTTGTGAACGCAGACTCTTCCACTACTATATGAAGTAGAGGGTTTACTATTAGGGTATTTACTACCTTTGATATAATCACTCATACAATATATAGTATAGGAGATACAATGCCTGGTAAAGGATATAAGCCAAAAAAGGCTATGAAAAAAAATAAAGTTAGAAAGAAAAAATAATGGTTAAGTACCAAGGTAAAACAGTTGATTTAAATAAAGTTACTAGAATTGCTAAAAATGAATCAGAGTATGGAGCAAAAACATACAAAGTTTATGTACAAGATGGTAAAAAAATTAAAAAAATTACATTTGGTAATATAACAACTTTTTATAAATATTCTAAAAAAGAACAGGAACAACTAGATGCATTTCGCAAAAAAATGCGGAAGCTCTAGAAAAGTAATAGCAGGTAGATAATGGCTGAATGGCGAGGAATGAAAGTGAAGTTAAATTCACCTAGCCCTATTCGTAAGGGTGAGCCTGGCTATGGTAGAAAGAAGTCTAAAGTTTTTGTAATGAAAAATGGGAAAGTCAAGAAAATAATGTTTGGCGACCCTAATATGAAGATTAGAAAAAACAATCCAGCAGCTAGAGCTTCGTTTCGTGCTAGACACAAATGTAGTACAGCTAAGGATAAAACAACTGCACGATATTGGTCTTGCAGAGCTTGGTAAGGAGATAGTATGAGTTTGTACGAAAATATAAATCGTAGAAGAAACGCTGGAACTAGTAGGTCCAAAAAAAATTCTACTATAAGTGATAAAGCTTATAAACAGATGAAAGCTGGATTTCCTAAAAAGAAAAAAAAGTAATGGGCAGACCAAAGTGTGGACTTAATAACTACACAGGTGAAGAGTGTAGAAGAGTTGCGACCAAAGGTGGAAAATATTGTTCTCCTAAATGCAGGAGACGTGTTGCCTACATAAAAGATTTAGGTAAAAAAAGTAAACAAGTATCTAAAGAGGTCAAAGGTGAACATAAATCACGAGGTGCTTTATACCCAGAGTTTGTACAAATATATGCACCACAAATAGAAAAACAAAATTTATCACATCAGAAAGTAGCTGATGCAATGAGTACTAGCAGAGCAACGGTTTCTAAAATGTATGCTGCTTATCTTGAAGACAAAAGCAATTTTGAAGCACAAGGTAGCTGGGCAATATCTAATGAAACAATAAAATCATTAAATGACTTTAAAGAATTTAGAGATAGATATTTTAAAACAGAAACAGGGGACTTGTACGAAACAGCAGACTTTCACGAAGAGTGGATTAACTCTATTATGAAAGCTATAGAAACAGGTGGACAACAAATGATTCTTAGCCCACCACGTCACGGCAAGACTGACTTACTAACACACTTTGCTGTATGGCAGATATGTAAAAACCCTAACATCAGAATTATGTGGGTTGGTGGTAACGAGGACATAGCGAAGAATGCTGTAGGTTCTGTACTTGACCAGTTAGAAAATAACGAGGCTTTAATAGAAGAGATATGTGGACCAGGAGCAAAATTCCAACCTAAAACGCGTGGAGGTAAGTCTTGGAGTTCTGGACAGTTTACTGTAGGTACACGAACTATTACCGGTATTAAGAGTCCTACTATGGTTGCTGTTGGTAAAGGTGGTAAGATTCTCTCTCGTGACTGTGACTTAATTATTGCTGATGACATTGAGGACCACGGTACAACAATACAACCAAGTGCTAGAGAGCAGACCAGGCAATGGTGGACTACAACATTATCTTCTAGGAAAGAGGAACATACTGCTGTAGTTGTTATTGGCTCTAGACAGCATCCAGAAGATTTATATAACTTTCTTTTAGAAAATCCACAGTTTGAAACAAAAGTAGAAGAGGCACATAGTTTAGAGTGTGTGCTACCAGAAACAGAAATTGAAGTACATCAAGACTGTATGTTATGGGCAAGTAAACGAACTTACAAATGGCTTATGGGTCAGAAAGATAATGCTGACACAACAGGTGGTAGAGCTATCTTTGAGATGGTATATCTTAACAAAGCATTTGTTGATGGTATAACAATGTTTAGTTCAGAAGATATAGACCAATGCAGAGATGTTAATAGAGTTATTGGGCAGGTACCTGCTGGAACACATTTGATAGCAGGGCTTGACCCGGCAGCTACAGGATTCCAGGCGTGTTTTTTATGGGCTGCTAATCCGGAAACAGGTATGTTATATCTTGTAGATATAGAAAACGAAAAAGGTGGTGGTGTTATACAAGCTCGTAAGTCAATTAAAAAATGGTATGAGAAGTATGGATTAGCACACTGGGTTATTGAGGAGAATGGTTTTCAGAAAGCAATTAGACAAGATACAGAGCTTAAAGACTTTTGTGGAAGAATGGGTATACATTTAGAAGGACATCAAACACAGAAAAACAAATACGACCCTATTTATGGTGTAGGTAGTATGCAACAACTGTTTGAACAAAAATTAATAAATCTACCTTATGGTGACACAGAAAGCGAAACTAAGAGTAATATATATCGTAGGCAACTAATTTATTTTTCAAGTGCTGCTAGTAAAGCTAGTAAAGCTAAAAGTTATAAATCAGATGTCGTTATGGCTAGTTGGTTTCCAATGAAAGTTGTAAGAAGACTTGGAAAAGAACGACTAGCTGAAGTAGGATTAGATTATGAACCTAGTTTTGGAGAATGGGATATAACAGATATGAACGAAAGCCCTTGGGGATAAAATGACACCAGAGCAAATACAATATGCAATAACACAGTTACACTTTGATAACAATGCAGCATACTCTACAAGAGGTAGAGTTCGTGCAATTATGAATGGTGGACCTGATGGTATTCAAGCATTGCTTGGTGACAACCTAAAGGGTTTCCAAGATTGGCAAGTACCTGTACCTAACCTTATGATGTCAGGTTTAGAACACTTGGCACAAAAGATTGGTCGTATTCCTAACCTTAAAGTAGATGTACCTAATGGTAAAGATTCTGACAGAG